GACTACATCGCCATTTTCGTTCCGTGGTATTGGCAGGACGAGTACACCAAGCCTGTGCCTTCCGACTTCTCGCTAGAGGAGGAAGAGGCGGAATACATGGCGACGTACAGCCTCACGATGGGCCAGATGTCATGGCGTCGGGCCAAGATCAAGGAACTGGGCGATCCGGTTCTGTTCAAGCAGGAATACCCCGCTACGTCCGCCGAGGCGTTCCAGACCAGCGGGCACGACAGCTATATCAGCCCGGAATCGGTAGTGAAGGCGCGCAAGGTGAAGCTAGACGGCATCGGCCCGCTGGTCATCGGTGTGGACCCGAAGCGCGAGGGCAAAGACCGTTTCGCCATCGCATGGCGTCGTGGCCGCAAGCTGCAAAAGGTGTGGAGCGACCCGGCGCCTATCGACAACGTCCGCGCTGCCGGCATGATCAAAGACATCATCGATAAGGACGACCCCGCGCGGGTCTTCATTGATGCCGGTGGCGGTGGTGGTATCTACGACATCCTTTGCGGCTGGGGCGAGAAGTACAGCAACGTCTGCCGTCTGATCAACTTCGGGTCATCGCCCATCCACCCGCCAAAGCTGGACAAGGACGGCAAGCCGATGGCGGGCCCGATAGACCGCCGCACCGAAATGTGGATGCTGTCCAAGGACTGGCTTGATGATGAAGGCGGGGCCGACATCCCCGACCTTGACAGCCTTCACACGGACGCATGCGCCCCGGGCTACAGCTACCACCCGACATCGTCTAAGCTGGTGTTGGAAAGTAAGCGCCACATGAAAGCCGTTCGTCGGGTCAAATCGACTGACGAATGGGATGCAGTTGTGCTAACCTTCGCCGAACCGGTAGCCCCGGCCAAGCGTAAGGCCCCGATCCTGTCCTTCGCCTCAGAGTTCAGCCATTGATTGAAGACGTGAAGACCGACTCGCCGGAGTATGCCGCAGAACGTGCCGGCGTCAGCAAGGAGGATCTTCACACTGAAATGCTGGGCCGATTCAATGACTGCCGGGATTACTGGCGTCCTCAGTACGATGAAGCCAAGGCCGACGTAAAGTTCGCCTTTGTCCCGGACTCGCAGTGGGACGAGTGGATGGCGAAGAGCCGCGAGGGCCGACCGATGTACACGGTCAACAAGGTCCGTCAGGCGATGAAGCAGATCACCAACGACCAGCGCCAGAACAGGCCGCAGGCGAAAGTGCGCGCTATTGAGGGCGGCGATCAGAAGTTGGCCGAGGTCCGTCAGGGCATCATCCGGAACATTGATAGCCAGCTGGACGCGCAGAGGGCCGTGGACACCGCGTTCCAGTTCGCGGTCGGTGGCGGGTTCGGCGTGTGGCGCATCACAACCAGCTATCAGGACGACGGCGGGTTCGATCAGGTCATTCAGCGCGAAGAGATCGCGAACCCGTATTCGGTCTTTTTCGACCACGCGGCCAAGAAGAAAGACCGCCGGGACGCGCGTTATGCGTTCGTCGAGGCGTCGTTCGCCCGCTCGGCGTTCCGCGCCCGCTGGCCCAGCGCGAAGCTGGTCTCTGTGGACGATACGACCGAAGGCACAAAAGAGTGGTTCGGCGAACACGAGGTGACCGTCGCTGAGTACTACTACAAGACGTCCAAGCGCGGCGAGATCGTGCTGATGTCTGACGGGTCGGTCTATGACGCTGAAAAGGTCGCGCCGATCATGGACGAGCTGGCCGGCGAGGGCATCCGAGTGCAGCGCCGCCGCTGGGTGGACAAAGATTGCGTCTATCACTGCATCGTGTCCGGCGCCGAGATCCTAGAGGGGCCGAAAGAGGTTCCCGGCCGCTTCATCCCGCTTGTCCCGGTATGGGGCGAGTTGATTCGCATCGAAGACAAAGATCTATTCTTCGGCGCCGTGGGCTTCGCCAAGGACGCGCAGCGCATGTACAACTACGAGCGCAGCACGTTTATCGAAGTCCTCGCAGACCAGCCATACAGCCCGTTCACGGCTGATGCTGGCAGTATCGAGGGCTATGAGAACCAATACCGGAACATGCGTGTCAAGCGCGACCCTGTGCTGTTCTATAACGCTGACCCGAACAAGCCCAACGGCGGCCGTCCGACCCGTGAGCCGCCGCCTGCATTCCCTGCTGCGCTGGCTCAGGCGTCGATGATCAGCAGCGACGACATCAAGTCCGCGACCGGCATCCACGATGCGAGTCTCGGTGCCAAGTCCAACGAGACCAGCGGCCGGGCGATCATTGCGCGCCAGCGTGAGGGTGATGTCGCGAACTTCGACTATATCGACAACCTATCGTATGCGCTGCGGTACGACTTCGAGGTTATTAACGACCTAATCACGAAGGTTTACGACACAGCGCGTCAGGAACGGATCATCGGCGAGGATGGCAAAGAGGATATTGCAGAGATCAACAAGTCGGTGATTGACGAGCAGACCGGACAGCCAATCGTGCTGAACGATATGTCGCAGGGTCGATACGACTTGGCCGTGACGACTGGCCCGAGCCACACGACCCAGCGCATGGAGGCTGCGGAGGCGTTGCAGCAGCTCGCTAACGACCCGTCACCGCTGGGCATGGTCGCGAAGTATGGCTACATCATGAACCTTGACCTACCCGGCGCGGATGAGGTCAAGAAAGCTGCGCGCATGATCCTTGTGAATCAGGGTCTATTGGAGCCCGGCAAGGACGACAAGCCGCCGGCACCGCAGCAGCCCGACCCGAAGCTGGTCGCCGACGCCAAGAAGTCAGACGCACAGGCCGCGCTCTACGCCGAACAGGCGCAGGGTCAGGACTTGCACAATCAGGAAACCGCGTTACGTCTCGGCGTACAGATGGGCGAGGCCGGCATGGCTCCAACCCCTGAGCCGATGCCAATGCAACCGCCGCAAGGCACCGCACCGGGCGGCTTCCCGGGCGCCCCTATGGGGCTCGCTCAGGCGCAACTACAATGACAGACGAACAGACTACCTCCGGCCCAATCGACAACAGCCACTTGATGGCCCGAACGACGCCGGATAAGCAGGATCCTCCGAAGCAGGAGGCGCAAGCCGCAACCGTCGTCGCTGACGATGGCAATAACTCCGTGGAATCGGCACCACCGGAAAACGATGATGCGAAGCCGGCCGGCAAGAAACCGGGCGTGCATAACCGCATCGGGGAGTTGACGAAGGAAAAGCACGACGCCAAACGCGAGGCAGAAGCCGCGCAACGTGAGGCCGAATACTGGCGGCAGCAGGCACTAAAGGTTGCCGAACAGAACCCTGAGCCCACGCAGGCGGAGGCACCGACAGGCGAGCCAACGCGCGAACAATTCGACTTCGACGACGCCAAGTTCATGAGGGCTTGGTACAAATGGTCGAGAGATCAGGAACGAGCCGAAGAGTCCAAGCAGAAGCAAGCCGAGGAATCACAGAAGCGGTATCAAGGCTTCTTGGAAAAGGAAAGGGCGTTCACTGCCCTGCATCCTGACTACGAAGCCGTGGCGAGGGCGGAACACGTTCCAATCACGCCGGACATGAGGTCGGCAATCCTTGAGTGTGATGAGCCCCCCGCTATCGCCTACTACCTCGGCCAGAACCTAGAAGAAGCCCACGCCATCGCTCAAATGTCGCCCATAGCTGCCGCCCGAGCAATCGGGCGCATCGAAGCGAAACTGAGCGCTAAACCGTCCGTGCCTGCCCCGATCACTCCCACCAAAACCGTGACCCGAGCGCCTGAACCCGTGACGACCCTTTCCGGCTCGCCGGTCGTTACCCGATCCTATGACGAAATGTCTATGGACGAGTACGACGCAGTGAGGCGGAAGGAGCGAGCGGCAAAGGGCCTACCCCCTTGATTCCTAGGAGTTTTCGCAATGGCTAACAGCTTCCTCACTACCACCATCATCACGAAGGAGATTGTGACCGTTCTGCGGCAGAAGCTGACCTTCTTGAAGAAAATAAACATGGAGTACAAGTCCGACTTCGCGGTCAATGGAGCGAAGATCGGAGACACCGTCAACGCCCGCGTTCCGACCCGTGGCAAGGTTCGTCAGGGCCGCATCATGGATGCGAGCGCGCTCAATGACAAAACCACGCCGCTGACGATCACCGACCAGACCGGCGTTGATCTCGTGTGGAACAGTTCCGACATGGCGCTGAAGATGGACGACTTCCGAGAGCGTTATTTGGATCAGCGCATCGCGGACATGGCGTCCATCATCGAGACGACTGTTCTTCAGCGCGCGCTACCGTTCGCGTCCGGCTTCATTTCCAACGCAGATGGGAAGCTGGATATCGGCGATGCGTTGCTGGCGAACAAGACGATGACCGACAGCCTTGCTTCACAAAAGCGCTACATGATGACCAACACCAGCGGCACGGTGCAGGTAGTCAAAAGCGCGCAGGCATTGTTCAATTCTCAGGCTCAGCTCAAGGGTCAGTATGAGGATGGGGTCATGGTTCGGGCCGGCGGTTTCGACTGGTTCGAGACAACCAACATGCCGACGCAGGCAGCAGGCACAGCGACGTTCGGCACGGCTGCTGGCTACCTGATCAACGGCGTCAACCTGAGCGGCTCTAGCATCGCAGTTGATGGCGGTACGGGCACGATTCTGGCGGGTCAGCACGTCACTTTCCCGAACGTGTTTGCGGTTAATGGTGCGACGAAGGTATCGACCGGAGTTCTGCAGACGTTCGTGCTGACCGCCGACAAGGCAAGCGGCGCGGGCAATCTGCTGATCTCGCCTGCGCTTGTCCTTACCGGGCCTGAGCAGAACGTGACGGCACTCCCGGCCGACAATGCGGCAGTGACGATCATGGGCGCCGCAGCGCAGACGGGTGTAAACTTGGGCTTCGCCAAGGACTTCTTGACGTTCGCGACCGTCGATCTTCCGCTTCCGGAAGGC